GGGACGCAATATACAAGCGCCACCATCAACCTTTCGAGCGCCACCAGCTTTTCCAACGCGGCGTCGCTCATCCAGGCGGCGTTTACCGCCCCGCCGTTCACCGTCACCTATGACAGCGTGTCGGGCGCCTTCCTGTTCACGAACACGACGACCGGCGCGACGTCGACGCTGACCGCCGCAACGGGCACACTGGCGACCGCGCTGGGCCTGACCGTGGCCACGGGCGCAACGCTTTCGCAGGGCGCCGACGTTGCCGTGCCAGCGACCGCCATGGAAGCGATTGTGGCCCAGACCCAGGATTTCGTTTCCTTCACGTCATTGTTCGCGGCGTCGGACGACGACATTGTGGCGTTTGCGACGTGGACCAACGGCAAGGGCAATCGCTTCCTTTACGTGCCGTGGACCAGCAATAGCGCCGCGACCACGAACACCGACACGACGTCGCCCGCCCAGCGGATCGAAGCGGCCGGCCTGTCGGGAACGGCCGTCATCTGGAGCCCGTCGGCCGACAAGGCCGTGTTCGTGCTGGGCTATGTGGCGTCAATCGACTTCACCCGGACCAACGGCCGCACGGTCGCAGCGTTCCGGCGGGGGTCTGGCCTGACCGCCGACGTCACGAACCAGACGATTGGCAACAATCTGCTGAACAACGGCTATAGCTTCTATGGCACATATGCGACCGCCAACGACGAATTTACATGGCTGTATAACGGCCAAGTGTCGGGTGACTTCGCGTTCATTGACAGCTACATCAACCAGATTTGGATGAACAACGCATTTCAGCTTTCGCTCATGGCGTTGCTGCGTGACGTCGGCCAAATCCCCTACAACGACGATGGTTACGAAATGATCGGCGCGGGCATCCAGTCGGATATCAACGACGCGCTGGATTTTGGCGCCATTCGCGCGGGCGTCGCGCTGACCGAAAGCCAGAAGGCCCAGGCCAACGCAATTGCCGGGCTCGATATTTCCGACACGCTGTTCAACCGCGGTTGGTATCTGTCCGTCGTCGACCCGGGCGGCACGGTGCGCGCGGCCCGCGGTTCGCCGGTCTGCTCGTTCCTCTATACCGACGGCCAGTCGGTGCAGAAAATCACCCTCTCCAGCCTCATGGTGCAGTAAGACATGGCCAACAATCGGACGATCACCGCCGCTAACGCCGTGCTGATGCTGGGCGTTCAGGGCCTTTATTCGACCCCTCGCCGTATTCAGGGCTTCGCCGCCGACGATATCACCAGCATTGACGGTATCGTTCAGAACGAAACGTCCATGGGCGTCGACGGGCGGCTGTCGGGCGGCTTCGTGTTCAACACGGTCAACCAGAACATCACGTTGCAGGCCGACAGTGAAAGCGTCGACTTTTTCGAGAACTGGCAACAGGCGGAACGGCAACAGCGCGAAAGTTTCGTGGCGTTCGGGTCGATTCTGCTGCGTGCGACGAACAAGCGCTACGTGATGACCCGCGGGTTCCTGATCAACGCGTCATTGCTGCCCGCCATCCGCAAGACGCTCCAGCCGCGGCAATATACGATCTCTTGGGAAAAGGTGCAGCCCGGACCCGTCTAAGCCGACCAGACGCAAGGGGAAATCATGCGTAAGACCAAAATCGTCACCGTCCAGACCGAAGGGCGGGACAAGGGAAAGCAATTCAAGCTGACGGAAATGGCCGCCGACCGGGCGGAACGCTGGGCCACCCGTGCGTTCTTCGCCATGACGGCCAACGGCGTCGACGTGCCGCCTGAACTGCTGAACCTGGGCATGGGCGCCATTGCGGCGGTCGGCATCCGCTCCATTCTGACCATGCAGTTCGAAGAGGCCGCTATCCTCTTGGACGAAATGATGGAGTGCGTTGAAGTGCTGCCCGACGCCCGGCGGCCCGATTTCACGCGTCCGCTGGACAGCGACGACATAGAGGAAGTGACGACCCGCCTTATGCTGCGTTCGGAGGTTTTCGAATTGCACACGGGTTTTTCGGTGGCCGCCTTCCTGTCGGAATTGGGCACGAAGGCGGCCAGCCGGGATATGAGCGCGTCGAATACGCAAACGTCCCCGGCGTCATTGGAGCCGTAATTAGCAGTGGCTTGGCGACCCTGCACGAACTCCAGACCGTCTATGGCTTGCAAGACGCTTACGACCTATTGGAAGTGGCGCAGATAGACGGCTATAACGCCTTCATGGCGCAAAAGGCCGCCATGGACGAAGGCGGGTAGCGATGACCGATATTATTGACGCGTTCGTGGTTTCGCTGGGGATCGACCCCAGCAACTACCAGCGCGAAATCAAGAAATACCGGGACGACCGCAAGCGGCTGGCGCAGGAAGACCAGAAATATAACCGCGAACAGGAAGACAGCCAGCGCCGGATGACGACCGGGTTCCGCAACTTGCGGAACGAAGCCGTCGGGTTCCTGACCGTCATAGCGGGCGCCAGCACCGTTCAACAGTTCGCGTCCAATCTATTGCAGGGCGACGCCGCAACCGGCCGGTTCGCGGCCAATATGGGCTTGGCGACCGAACGCGTCGGCGCGTGGGAAGAGGCCGTGCGGCGCGCCGGTGGCACGGCCCAGGAAGGCCGGGCGCTCATCGGGTCCATGGCGTCGGCTTTCCAATCGCTGCAACTGACGGGCTCGACCGGGCACGACGCAGATTTGAAGGGGCTGGGCGTCACGGCCCAAGACCTCCAGAACCCCGAACAGGCGCTATTGCGCATTGCCGAAGCGTCGCAGCGAATGCCGCGGGCTGAATTTACCGCCCGGCTCCAGCGCTTGGGGGTCAGTGACGCGGGCATAACGCTGCTGTCCAAGGGACGCGCGGAACTCGAAAAAACGCTGGTCGAACTGGAACAGATGGGCGTGGCGTCGCAGCAAAGCGCCGAAGACGCCATAGCGTTCGATAATGCCTTGGCCGACATTGAACAGACGATAAAGGGCAAGGCGCGCCCGGCGATATCCAGCTTGGCCGGTGCGCTGGCCGACGCGGCCGAAGACCAGACGACCATGAACACCGTTACCAATATCGGTATCGGCATTCTGGGCGCTATGGCTTTGGCCGTGGTCGCGGCGACCTGGCCTTGGCTCGCTCTTGCCGGCGCTATCGCTGGTGCCGTCGCGGCCTACCAATCGTGGAACAACCGCGGCGACCAGACCACCGGCGAATGGGCGGCTGGCGGGCTGCGCTACGGCGCGCAATGGGCCGCTGACAAGCTAGGAATCGTCACGAAGGGCGGCGGCGAAGGTCGACTGGCGTTTTACAACCGCGGTCGGGACGCCATGGGTAATCCTATAGGTGCGGGCGGCCCCACGGGCCAAGCCGAACCGGGGTCGCTGCTCTATTACCAAAGCCGTCTAAGCCAGTCGAGCGGTGGCGGGGGAAGCGGCCGCATCGTCGATTTCTTCAAATCGCGCGGGTATAGCGACGCCCAGGCGCGCGGGATAGCGGCCGGCATCCACGCCGAAAGCAACGGCAACCCCAACGCGTTCAATAGCGCCGGCGGCGGCCAAGGGGCGTTTGGCATCGGTCAGTGGCGGGGCGACCGGCTCAAACGGCTTCGCGCAAAATACGGGCCGAACCCGACGCTTGACCAGCAATTGCAGTTCCTTGACTGGGAATTGAAAGGCGGGGACGCGGGCGGCAAGGGCGTTTTGCAGGCCACCACGGCCGAAGGCGCGTTGTCGGCATATATCGGTGGTCCCGGCTGGGGCTTCATGCGTCCCGACGCCGCTGGCCGTCTTGGCGACATGCGCCGCGGCATGGCCTTTTTGGGCGGGCGGGCTGGAGCCGGCGGGGGAGCCCAGACCGTCAACAATAATACGAACGTGGGGACCGTCATCGTGAACACCGCGGCAACCGATGCCAAGGGAATCGCGCGGGATATGCGCGGCGCCCTTTCGCAACGGTCGGTCGTGACGCAGGCCAACACGGGGCTGACGGGCTAGGTCAGCCGTTCGAACCGATAGCCGACCGCGTGGTGTTCGCTCGGGCTGGCCGTCGTAATATAGCGGTCTTCCCATGGCCGTTCATCGGCAAAAGCAACGTCCACCGGCCCCTTGACCCGCGTGGACAGCCGCCCGGCGTAAGCCTTCGCGGCCGCCGTCTCTTCGTATTCGTGCGTCGTGACGTCAGCCCGTTCGGCAACTTCACCAAAGGCCCCGCCATGATAGGCGTGAAATTCATAGCGTCTGGTCATGGCGTTACCTTTCATCACTTCCAAAGCCCCGCGAACGCCGGGAACCGGTTGCGATAGCGGCCGACCGCCTCTTGCGCCTGGCGCTGGCGACGACGGCGCATCTGTTCGGCCTGATAGTCGGCAATGTGCTGGACGTGGGCACCGTCGAAATATGCGGCTTCTGCGTAAATCATTGTCCGTTCACCTTTCCGCTAAGTTCGGCCAGCAAGTCACGGTCGGTCCACATGCCGGTTGCCGATACGACGAAATGCGTAAAGCCATCGTGCGCGCCGAACTCCTGAACGACGCTTTGGGCGACCGCCACGCACGTTTCGAAGTCGGCACCGGGCAGATGGGCCACCCGAAAAATGGCTTTCGCCAGCTTGAGTTTTTCGGTTTTAGTCACGAAACCGCTACCCGCATGGGAGCAGCGAACACGTCACGGCCCAGTTTGCGCAGACGCTTGACCAGCCGCATAGCGCGCTTCCTGTCGCGCAACCGCTGGTTGTAGCCCACGGGGCGGCTGTAGCTTGCGCCCTTGTATTCGCGGATGACGTAGCGGATTGCGGTCTTGGTGGCCATGTCGGTAACTCCCTCTGTTGACCCGTAATTGCCAGCTATTGACGGCGGCGTCAATACCCTACGCACAAATAATTTGCCGTGCTACAGTGCCGCCCATGAGCGCCCTTTTCCCGAATGTGCCGATTGCCCAAGGCGTGCCGGCGGTCGCCCGTAGTCTGCTGTTCCCGGCCGACAATTCGCCCCAAGAGCCCTTGGACGGGTCGGGCGAAGAGGCCAACGCCGAAGCGGCGCGCCAATGGGGCCTGTTTACGCAAGACGGCGACTTTGCGGCCCCGGCCGATAACGTGGTGATGTTCGAAAACACGCTGGAGGCCCGGATTTCCGACTACCCGGTGGAGCAAGGCGGGTTCGGCTCTTACAACAAAGTCATCATGCCATATGATATCCGGCTGGTCATGTCGCGCGGCGGGTCGGTGGAAGACCGGCAAGAGTTTATCAAGGCGGTCAACGACGCCTGGCAATCGACCGAACTGTTCAACGTCATAACGCCCGAATGCGTCTATCTGG